TTCCCACCCATCCTTTGGCAATGCCGGGACCACTTTCTTGAAAAGTAATCCCGAACTTTTGATAGAGTTTGATTATGTCAATCATTACTGGTACTCGATTGAAAAAATATCACCTGAAGAAGCCTCGGCAAGTGCAACTACTTTATTTGTAACAACTCCGCCAAAAGCATTCTTTCCACGAAAGAGCATTGTCAAAAGCAGATATCCATCTTTGTCGATATATCTTGTTTCAACGTGCTTAAAACTTTCCGGATCGTTCATATCAGATTTTATTACTTTAACCAGTTTTTTGTGAGACCCATCCCATAGATCAAATTGGTTTTCAATTAACTGTTGTTCTGATACAGCGGGCGCTATAGTTTTTGTTTCAGTTGGCTTTACAGTTACGTCATTTTCGAGACTTCTTCCAACCATAACAAGCGATATAAAAACAAGAAAAAGTGTTATTGTTGTTCTCATCGTACCACCTCATTACATACACAGTTTTTAAGGTTAATTACCGAGCAGAAGTCCTGGCCACAATTAAGTCTCTCATGCGGCTCTCGGTGGGCACACTGACCCTTGAACCAGCAGGTGTTGGCAGCCCCGCAGATATATTTCTTGTTTGGTTCAATTCTGATGGTTCTTCTTCTCTTCTTTGGTTTGATTTGTTCTTCCTGAATTTCCTGCTTTCTGGTTCGTTTCATTGCTATGTCCTTATTTTAAGGTTTCATTCCATTTCATCCCAATCCAATTCACATACAATTTTAATTTGTTTATCATTCATTTTTGACATAATATATTGAAGGTTCCAAACTTGTCTTCTGGAACTTAATGGAATAAAAAATACTGGAAGGCCTTTTACAAGAATTGAAGCATTTTCCCATTGAAGCCACATCATTAAAAAATTCATTTATGACCTCCATCATCTTTCATTATTGCATAACCAATTAAAGACCATTCAGGGCCTGGGGCGTGTTTTTTAAGTTCATCTCTTAATTCCTGACCACAACAGTTATCAGGGATATGAATTCCTTGTTTATTTTTGTATTTATATGTTTTGTTATTAATTTTCATTTCGAATCCACAATTAACAATCATTTTGCTCCTCCTGTTTAATCAAATTTGCAATATTTAGCGATTGCGCTATCAAGTTCTGAATCAGTTAATGATACACAATCAAAGAAAGAAAATGGAGTTTGTTTTGACAATATCTTTGCCTTATGACACTTTGATTCTCCGTATTTACGAAGAGCCTCATCATACCGTTCCTGATGTTTTAAAGCTTCTTTATAGAATGGATAATTACAGAATATTTTATCATGCATAATTAACCCCACATTTCTTTATACATCTTTTGTCTTGATAACCCCTGCTTCCTTAACATTGGCACAAATTGATCAAAATAGTCATATACGTTTGGTTCTTTCCCTTCTGATGGTCTTAATATCCGGCCTATTATCTGAGTCAATTTACCTTCATACTTTATCGGCATTGTGATAAACAGATTAGTTAAACCTGGACAGTCAAATCCTTCCCCGATTAATTGAGTAGTGCTAAACAATATTTTAATCTCGCCTTGAGCAAGCTTCTCAATTATCTCTTTTCTTATCTCCGGCCTTGTACCACCAGTTAGCATTTCACTTTTTACCTTTAGTTTCTCGGCCAGTGTAAAAAGATGCCCTATCCTATCAGAAACAACAAGAGAGATATTGCCAATTTTCGCTTCATTCCTTATATCAGCAATTATCATATCATTTCTTTCTTTGTTGTTAATAAGATCGAATAACACCGCTTGATAATCACTGTTTTTACTTCTATACCCGAAACTGGTTTCCCTGATTATGATATTCGGGACAAGAACAGCACCACACTCTCTTAATTCTTCCTGATCTACTACAACCTTGTGATGACCAACATACCATCCTATTATATCACCAAGGCCATCATTTCGATAAGGGGTAGCGGATAAACCAAGCATAAAGCCACAAGGAAAGTTGCTTACAACATTTTTAAAGAGGGTTGAAGGAACTCTATGACACTCATCAATTATTAAGTGGCCAAAGTTTTTAACAAGTTCCTCTATATGATTTTTAGCAGAATTTACAATGGCTACGGTGATCGGCTTTATTGTTAAATTGCCATCCCCGATTAACCCACAATCAACATTTAAAAAACTTTTTATTCGTTCTTTCCATTGGTAAAGCAACTCTTTGGTGTGGACTATGATTAATGTTGGTTGTTTTCTTTTGGCAATAATAGCAAGGGCCATAACAGTTTTTCCCGCGCCCGTGCCAGCCTCAAGCACTCCAAACCTTTTTGATAAGATATCCTTGACTGCTGGATCCTGATATGGCCTTAATGTTTTCTGGAAGGTGAAGTCGATTTCAGGAAGGAAAAATGTATGGTCAATAATTTCCAGTTTTTCTTTCTGTTGGACAGTTTGTTGGATAAGGCCAGCGGCCCCACGGGGAAATGCGCAAGAGTCTTTGAATTTCTTGAAAAAGTAGAGTTTCTTTGGAATCCCGAATACCTTCCGCTTGCTTTTTTGGCGCATCAACCTTTCTTTGGCAGTCAGGTATTCGGGATTATCTAAGGTAAAAAGTTCGGTCAAGGCGGATATCCAATAAGGCGACATCTCTTTGACTACAACCTTATTGGATATTATCATTTTCATTCGGTTTCTCCTTTTTGTTTATTGATTATATGGCGGATTGCTGTAGACTGTTAAGAATTAATAAAGAATAAAAGCCTCAATCCTCTTCTGATTCTTCGCCCAAACCGATTGTCAAAATTAACCCCTTATCTTGAATTAACTCTTCTAAGTCAACAAGAAATTGCTCATACTCATCTTCCGGTATTCCAAATATTTTTACATTAACATCCCATTTTTTCATCACACCCTCCTTATCTTAACATATTTTTAATTTCGTCAACAGCCTTCCAGTATCTTGGCCAGCTCCACATCAAAGTCTCTCGGCAATGTTCTTTCAACTGCTTCCTGACTTCCCGAGCCGTTCCCATACTGCTGTCAGCCCACTTGGTTCGTCTGGTAGTTCTATTCGTCTCACATAACAAGCAATTTACCAAAGCCTTGGCATCGTCACCCAAATGCCTTAACTCATCTCTGAACTCTGCAATCTGCTCAGGCTGGGTACCACCACTTAGTTCGGCCAACTCACTTTCCGGAACAAACTCAACCTTTTTCTTTTTCTTCCCAAACCTTTTCTTCTGCTGCAGGTTGTGCCACAGCCAGGTAGAGAATTGCCCTTGTTCCGGGTCGTGGGTTTTGACTGCTTTCAGGAAAGGCTCAACCGCTTCACCTTCATTGACTACTTCGTCGTATCCTAAAATCTTAATCATCATGCCAGTGTGGTCTTGGTAGGCTGGTTGCAGGTTCATTTTCTTTTTCTCCATGGTGGAATGATTAGTTGTCAATATTCAATTGGTATACTGCTCTTTTGTATGCCTTTTTAATAATGCTTTTTATTTCAAACTTAGTAAGACCCCAACCATAATGTTTATCTGTATTAATAATTTGTGTCAAAACATCCTTTTCTAGTTCTTGAACCATGAATTTTTTACAACAGTTTTCGGTAAGGTTTTCTATCAATTGTTGTTTAGTTGCCGATCCCATAACATCCTCCAATCAACAAATAAGTTCAAAAAGATAATCAGGCTCAAGCCCAAACCATTCTTCACAGATGTCGTATGTATCTTCGCCCTGGATCAACCTCTCATCCAGATCGTCTTTGGCTTGCAAGATAAGTTCGTCTGCTGCTTCTGCCGACATTCCATCCCGGCGCATCAGGATTTCTTTGATTGTTTCCATTGTAACTTCTCCAGTTGAGTTTGACTTTCTAAACATCCACACCAGCCCACCGATATTTTGATGGGCTGAGATTGAGGTTTAGTTAATCCCCAGTTGATTTTGCACCTTTTTAGAAAAATTTACATTTCCTCTCCATGAACTAGTTGTACATATACGGGAGACACATTTTTGATTTTTTGATAATGATGCTCGTTCCGGACAAGATGAGCGGAATATTGTGCAATTGTTTGATCCTCGCCCTTTGTTATTTGCATACCAGAAATGAAGATAATCGCCGTTTAATTTTATGGTTTTAGGGGAATGTTCTAATTTCATCATGGCTTGTTCTCCTTGCCCGGCTTTTACACCGGGCTGGTTGGTTATCTTATTTCAAAAATTGTATTTCTATTAAGGAGTTGTTTCTGTGCAGATTCTATCCATATTTGTGCCGCTTCTTGATCTTTGCAGTATTGAACTATACGCCATTGTTTACTGTGACTTTCAAAAGGATTATTTGCTGATTTATAAGCCCATATTGTTTTCATATCATGTTCTCCTCATTTAGTGTTTCGACCTTGCATTGGTCATCTTCAGTATGTTGCATTTACATAGACACTAAAGCCCTGTCGTAATGACCAGGGCTATTTGGTTTATCTTTTGCAGAAAAGTCTTTCTGCTTGTATTGCGTCATATCTTTTATTTTCTATAATTATTTGATAATGCAAGCAACCCATTCTTCTGTCTTCTCTTATTCTAACCTCTTTAAATCCTAAAGATTTTGCGATGTCTGCTACGTTTTCCACTATTATTTTTTCAGATTGTGCGCTCATTTTGTTCTCCTTATTTAGTGTTTCGGCCTGCTGGCCTCATCAGTAAGTTTCGCTTTAAACTCAGACACTCAGATTCATTTCTTGAGATTTCGCATTTGGCGTCTTATATCTCAATAGGCTTCTTTTCGGCTGGCCTTTCCTTTTTTGTTTTTTGTCTGTTTTTTGCTCTCCTTGGTTGGTGTTAATCTCTTTACTCTTAATTGAATAGTAATCCATTACATAAAATATGTAAAGCCTTTTTATTAAATAAATTAAAAAAAAGATTTAAAGTTGAATTTATTTATAACTATTTAAAATAATACAACAAAATACCGTTAAAAATTACTCAAATTTATCCCTCTCTCAAAAAAGTTCTTAATAAACCAGAAAAAACAGCTTATAATAGATTAAAAAATTTATATAATAAATTTTCTGACAACTCAAACTAAACAGGAAACAACCAAGTGTGAAAAGAACTAAACCACCTGCCCCACCTAAACCGCTCCCTAAACAAAAAATGCCCTGGAAATCTTCAGCTAAGGGCAAAAAACTCACTACTGCCAAGCAGCGTACCAAGAGGATGAACAAACTTACTGGTGCTAAAGACAACCCTCAATACTCTGATCTACTCAACTCTCAACGATTCTGGGAAGCCAAATCAACATTCGGAAGAAACCCAACATTCGAGACTCCGGAAGATTTAGCCAAAGCATGTACCCAATATTTTATATGGGTAGAGGAACACCCTTTCTATGAGTTTAAAGTAGTAGGAACACACTTTGGTGAAGCTATAATAGAGAATATCCCCAAGAAGAGGCCAATGACTCAAGTCTCTCTCTGCTTATTCCTTGATATCTCTCAGGTTTCTTGGTTAAACTACAGGAAAAAGTCTCCAGATTTTCTTAGAGTCGTAGACATGGCAATGGATATTATAAAGGAACAGAAGTTTAGTGGTGCTGCTGCAGGGTTCTTTAATACCAATATTATATGTAGAGACTTAGGGCTAATAGATAAGAAGGATGTAACCTCTGATGGTAAAGCTATCCAAGGCAATACAACTGTAATAAATAAAATAGACTTATCTGGCCTTAGTACATTGGAACTAAAAAGTTTGGAAGGATTAGCAACTAAGCTATTCAAGAGTAATGGAATAGAGGAGCATAGAAACTAATGCCTGATACAGATCTTATAAGCCACCAAGATGCAGCCTTCAACATATTCCTGATTGGTGAGCTATTAGGTATTGATACACCTACTACTCCTATACAGACAGAAAGATACCTGATCAATATAAAAGAGCGGATAAAGCGCCAGCAAAAGCAAATAGCCGCTGTCAAGAAATTTAAAGAAGCGCTGGACGGATTGAACATTATATGAAACAGCCTCTCGATAACCATCCAGCACTTAGAACCATAGTGAGCAATCCAGAATTGCTCCGTGCCGAGTTGTGTCGTCGAGACTTCTACTATTTTGTTCAAGAGTTTTGGGATACCATCATCCCTGAAGAACCAGTCTGGAATTGGCATATGCAATACATCTGCCAAGAGATGGAAAAGACATTTGTTACTGTAATAAATCGCCAAGAGAAAGAATATGACTTAGTTATTAATATATCCCCAGGAACAAGTAAATCAACTATCTGTACTGTAATGTTCAATGCTTGGGTGTGGATCGCTAGGAATCCTCTTCAAAATAAGAGGAAACAAAAGGATGGTTCTTATATAGACTGGCTTGGTGCTGACCTAAGGTTTATGACCGGCTCTTACAACCAAGCACTCTCTTTAGAACATGCAGAGCTGACAAGGGATTTAATTTGGTCTGACAAATATAAAAGGTATTTTCCTGAATTAGAAATCCGTCCAGACAAGAGCATGAAGTCCAACTTCAAAAATACCAACAACGGCACCCGCTTCTCCACGGCTGTCGGCGCAACTGGTACTGGACTTCATGCTCATTTTATTATTATTGACGACCCGGTCAACCCCAAACAGTCTTTATCTGATACAGAGAGAGATAGTGCTAATCGGTGGATGGATCAAACCTTGTCAACCAGGAAAGTAGATAAGAAAGTCACTGTAACCATCCTGATTATGCAGAGACTTCACAAAGATGACCCTACGGGAAATATAGTTCAAAAGAGTACTAAACTTAAACATATAGTACTTCCTGCTTCTACAGAGTATGAAATCAAGCCGCCTTCTCTCAAGAAGTTTTATAAGAATGGTTTGATGGATCCGGTTCGATTAGATCATTCTGTATTAAAAGAGAACAAGACTAAACTTGGTTCATACGGGTTTGCTGGACAGTTCGGCCAATCCCCCAAACCAAGAGAAGGGGCAATGTTCGATGAGAATTACTTTGAGATAGTAAATGCTGTACCAGAAGGCGGTACTGTATGGGTAAGGGGATGGGATCTTGCTGCTACTACTGCTCAAGAAGCAAGGTCAAGTAATGGCCCTGCTTATACAGCTGGTGTGTTAATGAAACAAGGACCAGACGGACTTTACTATATAGGACACGCCAAACACTTCAGAAAGACTCCAGAAGGGGTAAGACGCTCTATTAGGAATACAGCCAGCCAAGACCCTATAGGGACGATAATTGACCTACCTCAAGACCCAGGCCAGGCAGGAAAGAGCCAGGTTAAATCATTTGTTACTTATCTCCCTGAATACAACGTTAAGTATTCTACCGAGTCAGGTGATAAAGTATTGAGGGCTGAACCACTCTCTGCTCAATGCGAAGCCGGGAATATAAAAATATTGAAAGGGAATTGGAATGCTGAGTTTTTAGATGAAATAGGCTTCTTCCCTAACGGTTTTAAAGATTTTGTTGACGCAATGAGTCGGGCATATAGTCGGGTTATTAAAGTAGCCAAGATGGGTCAAGGAACTGTAGGTGGATGTGCTGGAGTTCCAAATTCTAGACAAGAAGATTAAATGACAATTAAGAAAGCCAACAACTTTATAGAAGATTCAAACCGACAACCGCCCACAGACAACGTCAAGCAAGACCACATGGCTATTGCTGGTGTTGCCGGTGTCAAGATATCTACAGGCTTTGTCCATGACGAGTTCATTGTTAAACTGGTTGGGGAAAGGGGTAGGCGGATCTACAGGGAGATGCGCGACAATGATGGCACTGTAGGAGCTATCCTGTTTGCCGTAGAAATGTTGTTAAGGGCTGCTAAGTGGAGAGTCGAGCCAAAAGAAGATGCCGAGATTGAAAGTTTGGATAGTAGCCCAGAGGGTTTAGATGAACTTAATAAACAATATCCAAATATGAATTTTACTTTGGGTAAGGCGCCTAAAGAAATTAATAATAAATTTAAGAAGAATCAAGGGGTAAAAGACCATGATTCAGCCGTAGCATTTGTTGATGGTGTTTTGTTTAATGATATGTCCCATACCTGGGATGACTTTGTGGCTAATATCCTGACCATGCTCCCTTATGGCTGGCAATGGACAGAGGTATGTTACAAGAGACGAAACGGTATAACAAATGATCAAAAGACCACCTCTTTATTTGATGATGGGCTAATAGGCATATACAAGTTAGCTGACCGCTCCCAAGAAACACTTGATAGATGGGATATGGATGAATCCGGCTGTATCTTCGGAATGTGGCAAGAAGGGCCGAATGGTGGTAATCTTCGCTATATCCCAATGGAAAAGAGCCTACACTTCAGACCACACCCTTTTAAAGATTCTCCTGAAGGCCGCTCTGTTCTGCGTGCTGCTTATCGCTCTTGGTACTTCCTGAAGAACATCC